CTTGTAGGCGTAGTTACGCTTGTCTGTTAAGCCTATGTTTTTGTATTGGTCTAAAACAATCAAGCCTTCCTTGACCAACTCATCCCTAATTTTGGCTGTGCTGACCTCAAACTTGTTCGCCATGTTGTTCATGATTGTTCGGTGCGACTTTGGGCCGTGTTTCAGTTGGTCAAGATAGTACCGTTTTGCTTGAAGCATATCGTCATTTCCTTTTTTGCGGTTAATTCAATGGCACGGGCTAAGAGAGCAACAGTAGCTGCCTCAAAGTCGCCGGGGTCAAAAGTGTACTGCTTCACAGCTTGAATTGCAGTAACGCAAAGCTCCTGTGCTGCGGCTGTTTCGTTTTGGTCTGGTGTAGTCATGCTGGCAAGGTTATCATTGTTGACCAACTTGTCTATTAGGGTTTGTCCTAATGTTTTTTTGTTTGATGGGTCATAACATTGAGGCTCAACAAAACAGGAGTTCACATGAACCGCAAGATTAAGCAAAATATATGGGGCAATTGGTGCGGCTATCGCGGCAACAAACGCACTCACGAATTTGGCACAGATGAAATTGCTGCTGCCTTTTGGTTCTTAACTGGCGCAGTTGATGCCAATATGGGCTATGCACCTGAATGGTTTGACAAGTGCAAGCAAACATTGAAAACTATTTAACAAGACAGGAGTTCACATGAACACAGCATTTCTTACACGAGTTCGCGGCTTGTACTGCGTAGATGGTGTTCCACACCATATTCAACGTCATAACATTCGGCAGTGGGTCAAATCAATTCGCTTTCTTGGCGACAAATGGTTGCTTGCCAAGCAAGTCAAGAGAACAACATGACTGAATATGATGGCGTAGAGTTCTGCGCGTATTGTCTTGACGAGCGCAATGACAAACAATCTTGCTGTCAGGAAAACCACTTTCTTGAATTTAATGATCTTGATGAAAAAACTCAAGAATATCTAAAGGAATCAAAATGAATGTCTATCAAAAACTTAATTCTGCCCGTAATCAATTTCACAACACTGAGATTAAAAAGTCAGGTCACAACAAATTTGCTGGCTACAAATACTTTGAACTTGGTGACTTTATTGAGCCAGCGTTGCGTATCTTTGATGAAGTAGGTTTGACAAGCATCATCAGCTTTGGCAAAGAGTCTGCTGATATGCGAATCATCAACAACAGCAAACCAGAAGAAATGATTGTGATTGAGTCTCCCATGTCGGAGGCCAATCTTAAAGGCTGCCACCCAGTGCAGAACCTTGGCGCTGTGCAAACATACATTCGCAGATACTTATGGGTTGCTGCGCTTGAGATTGTTGAGCATGATGCGCTTGATTCATCTAAGCCTATTGAAAATAAAAAAATCATTATCACCCCATCACAAGGTATTGCAGACACTATTCCTCCAGAGGAAATGCAGTACCTTCAAGAATTAGCGATTGATTTAATCGCTAACGTAGCTGAAGGAAACCCAAAGCAAGCTCTTGACAGGCTTGACTCTGAGAATCTTGAGGCAGATCAAAAGGTCGGATTGTGGTCATTGCTAGACAGCAAAACCCGTTCGGCTATTAAAAAAGCAAAGGAATAAATATGCAATATGACAACACCAATCGCGGAGCCATCTTTAAAAATGATGACAAGCAGCAAGACAATCACCCTGATTACAAGGGCAGTCTAAACGTCAATGGCGTTGATATGTGGGTATCAGGATGGCTTAAAACGTCTGAGAAGACAGGCAATAAATTTATGAGTTTGTCTGTCAAGCCTAAAGATGAAAAGACTGTTAAACAGTCTATAAAACCCAAGCGCCCATCTGCTCAGATGGATGATGACGTACCCTTTTAACTTGGAGAATCAAATGAAAAAAGTTTTTATCGGCATTTGCCTTGCAACCGTAGCCACAATGACTTGGGCTGCTTGCAGCACTCACACTTACATGATTAACGGGCGCACGGTGACTTGTACGACTTGCTGCTACGGCAACAACTGTACGACCAACTGTTTCTGATTAACGGGCCGAAAGCGGATGCTGCACAAGCGGTCAAGCGTTTTTTACCAAAAAAACGGCAGTGCAGACGCAGCGAGTAGGCCCACTTTACAAGGACAAGACATGGATTACGCAAACAAATTCAAAGAATTCTTTGACGTTAAGTTTCCCCGAGTTCGGGCAGATGACCCTATCACATCGTTTGAAGCAGCAGACTCAGTTGAGGAAATGACTGCAAAGCATTGGAATGTCATTTGCAATTGCTTGAAAGAACATGGGCCGCTTGGCAAAGATGGCATTGCAAGGCTAACTGGCTTAGATGGCAATCAGGTTGCTCGGCGCATGAATGAAATGAAAGTTATGAACATGGTGTTCTTAACAGGAAAAAAAGTTAAATCAAATTCAGGACGTAACGAAAGAGAGTGGACAGCATGAAAACAGTTGAAGCATATCAAGCAAGTGACGGGCAAGTTTTTAAATCACTTACTGAGGCCAGAGTGCATGAAGAAGCTCAAGCAATCATGCTGGAAATTGAAGCATTTTTTGCATCAGATGCTTGCGATTACAAAAGCAAACAACAAAAAACCATTATCAAAAAAGCAATACTTGCTTGGGCTTTTTGGAAGGCCGATGGAGGGATCAACCAATGAGTTATGCACAAGTTGAAATGGAAGTTATTAGGTGGGGCGAGGCTCGTCAGATTGTCCAGAACAGCAACCCTAGAGCGCAAGCCATCAAAACGCTAGAAGAAGTTGGCGAGTTGATGCAAGCGATTACAGACAATAACCGCGAAGCAATGATTGACGCATACGGCGATATTCTTGTTACCCTTGTGATGGGTTGCGCCACCGCTGATCTAGACCTTGTAAAGTGTTTTGCTCATGCCTACGAGCAGATTAAAGACCGCAAGGGTTATCTGTCGCCAGAAGGCATTTTTGTAAAGGAGTCGTGATGCTTTGCGATACTTGCCAATCCCCTGACTATTGCATAACTCTTAAACGTTGCGGTATGCGTACTGGTACACAGTCTGCCCTTGACAGACAAGAATCAGGCAGCCATTACAAAGACAAAGGCATCCAGCCTATTGTTTACATTCATGCAAACAATCTTGGCTTTTGTGAAGGCAACGTCATTAAATACGTTACTCGGCACAAAGAAAAGAATGGCGCTGCCGACATACGCAAGGCCATTCATTACCTAGAGTTGTTGCTTGAGTTGCAATATCAGGACAAGACTTCTAGCACATGATTGATGTGCTTGATTCTATCGTCTAGCCCAATAACACCGCCATTGATCTTTTTAGTCATGGCGGTATAGTCTTTTGCATCTGCCTCTTTGTTTAGGCCACGCTTGTTCCAGAACCATCCCGCTGACAACGCTGCATATTTTGGCGACAACAACAGGTCAGGCGAGTGAATAAAGTCTTGAGACAAAGCATCACCGCATAAAGTGTAATTGTCCTTGCCTGTCAATTGGATCAGCCCTCGGCCTTTGTATAGGCTTCCTTCACCAGTTTCCTCAGTGCCGTTACCCATACGGCCACCGTACACCTTGTTAGCAATCATGTCTGGATTTCGGTGATACGGCTGTGCGTCAGCGACTGTAGGAAAACGTGAAGGCCACACACGGCACAGACTTTCAGCAGAGTAGTTTAAATTCTCTTGCAGGGTTTTAAAGTTGCCTGATTCGTGAGCGCATTGCCCGATAAACGCTGCCATACGCAGTGGCGTATTGATGTCGTAGCGTTGCATAACCTCGTTCAAAGGCTCAAGCCAATCTTCACCAATCTTCAGTTCTTTCAGTTGTTCAGCGGTAATCACTTTGCGTCCTTGTCTTGCTTGTTTGTTTTCATGTCCATGATTTTTTCCAGTGTTCTGCCTCCAAAATAGAAGGACATAACCAGCATCCCCCATTGCCCAAGCAACTCAACATACGACTTGTTGGTGTCGTAATCAAAAGCCGACATCATGGCAAACGTGAAATAGCCCCCCAAAATCAATAGGAGGGTCATAGGGCGAATATTCTTGGACAGCCAAGAGTCAGACCCCATATCTGCTTTTAAACGGTCTGTGAGGTTGTTTTGCTCAGTCTCAAATAGCTTGGTGTCGTTAGCCATCTTTGCTAACTCACCGTCTTGCGCCATCTTTGCCAATTCCATTTGCGCTTTGGCTTTGGCTTCTGGATCAGGCACAAGTTTGTCAATCAACTTGCCGCCGACTTCAAGTAGTGCTGTTAGTGGAAACATCAGTTACCTCTCTTGGTTAGCATTGCTGAAGCAATCTCCAGCATAAATTTAACTTGCTGTATGTCTTGCGGCGGTTCTGTCCAGCCTACCGTAATCTGCCCGACAAACCATTGTTGGCAGAGTTCTGGCTAAACAACCCTACGTCAATGTCTTCAATGCTTTTGTCCCGGCCATCTTTGGTGTATGCCCTATACAGCGTTCTGCTGTTAAACAATGGGTTGACCTTAAACACAGCAACAACAGTAGCGCCTGTTTTCTTCATCAGCATTGAGCCTACGTCATCTGCTCTTGCGGTATTGATCTCCGGCAGCTTCTTAGATTCCTTGTAGGCATCCAGCATAAATGTTTGGTTTTGCCAAAGAAAATAACCAGCAAAAGCAATAACGCCCATCAAGATAATAGCAAACAACTTAAAAGGCGAATCTACATACCCAAGCACTTTGTCTAAGGTTGTATTGGCGTTTAGCTTCTCGTCACTCATCTCAAGTGCAACATATACAAGATGATGCCGTAGGTCAGCAATGCGGCAAGAATTAAAGAGGCCATGCCAACTGCAATGTATTCAACAAGTTGTGCAAGGGCTTCTTTGCGTCTTTGCGCTTCACGCTCTGCCGCTTCTTTGGCTTCTCTGCGTTGACGGGCAGCTTGGGCTTGGAACTTTTGCCAATCACCCCACATCCCCGGCCTACCCGCATAAACCATGCGCTCACGCAGTTCTTCTTCCTGTTGGCGCAGTTGTTCAAGCGCCATAAATTCTTCAAGGTCTGAACCGCCACCTTTTTTAGTGACGTTCTCTTGAATCTTAGCTTTGTTGTCAAAGTAGTCAAAGATTCGTGAGCCAAGCTGGTGCAATTCCTTGCCGTTAGCCAAAGCACCTTTTATTACAGCAAAGGCAGCATTAGCCGCAGC